TAGCATGAGATTTTATTTCATCAATTTTGTCTTGATTAAAACCAAAAGCAATGGTGGCCCAAACAATTTGTACATTACTATTTTCTCTGAGAGTTTTAATACCCAATTGAATACTACTCCAATCACTATTTATTCTATAAAGATTATTAGATTGGTCGTCATATCCATCAATACTAAAATGCACACTATCAATACTAGACAATGTTTTTGCTAATTCTAACCACCATTCATATTTTCGATAACTTCCGTTGGTTACAATTACTATTTCAACTGTGGGTTTGATTGCTTTTATATATGATATTACAGGTATCAAATCATGTGCATATATAGGATCGCCATCATCACCACAGAATGTAATTTTTTCAACTTGATCTATTAGAAACTTTTCATTAAAATTGCGCTTGAAAAATTCTAAATCTAATTCAGTATTAATCAAACCATTAGGAACTTCCTGTCTGGCACATCTTGGGCAAGATAACGTACATTTTGAACTGATTTCAATATGCCAATGCCAAGTTGCTAACATAGTTGTATTTCTTTTCTCCACTGATTTGTATAAGAAGTTTTATTGTTAGAAACTCCGCATGTTTGTTTGCAAATACTATTAGGTTCTGACTTCCACGAATCTTTTAAATCATTAAATTTATCTAAAGTAGGACCACCAATATAGCCTTGCCAACAACATGGATGATATTCTCCTCGGGCAGATAAATAGATGCTGTTTTCTTCTAGCGCATGGCAATTGATATTATTAGAAAATTGAATGGTACTGCTGTAATTTTTTGGAGGATTTAAATTTTCAACTGGTATATAAGAGTGCCTACGACTCACCTTATACCTTAGTATATAAAATCCTAGTTCTCTAGCTAATTTTTCTACAGCATCTATTTGGTGCTCATTATGTTCAAAAATTATCATTTCCCAATGAGCGCGACCGCCTGCCTCAATAAATGCGCTGGCATTTTTTATTACATTGTTCCAAATTACATTTTTTCTATACAAGTGATTTGTATCTTGTAAGCCATCAATACTGAAAACCACATAATCTTTTTCTTGATTAAGCACAGTTCCTAGCAGTTGCCACCATCTAGTTGATTGCAGTCCGCCATTGGTGTTCATTCCCAGTGTAATACCTGGATTTATTTGTCTAAAATAATTGAAAATCTCAATAGCCGAGCCAGCAGCCGGATCACCATAATTACCACACATGAACATTTTATCTAATTGTTTGATGGTATCAATTGCTATTAAATTTTTTATATTATCTACAGTAAGAAATCGTTTAGTCTTTTTATTGAAATTATTATCGTGTTCTCTTGCACACTGCGGGCAAGCAGCCTGGCAAACATCAGTAATTTCAAGATGTAGTATTTTAGGTGATTTCAACATCGGTATTATAACTTGTGAATCCATTTTCTTTAACCACACTTAGCACATTATTAACTCTACCAGCCAACTCGTCTTTGTGACTGACTAACCAAACACTACGATTGCCTTCTCTGCTCATTTTCTTAAGAATAGCTAGACTGTTTTCTACACCCGAACTATCCATACCTGTATCAATAACTTCATCAATGAATAATAAATTAATAGGCTGATATAAATTTTCCCAAACATCGCGGAACGCCCAACTCAAGCTTAAGATAAGTCTGTTACGTTCGCCTCTACTTAGATTATCAAAATCTAGTTCTCTACCTAGCTCTTCGATGCTGACAGTTAGATCATTTTGAAATTTAACAGTGTGCGGCAACCCAATACGATCTAAATACTGACTCAGTCTAGCATTCAAATATGACAAGTTTTGATCAATGATTCTTTTGCGAATGAAACTGTCTTTGTTTGTCAGCAGTTTAAGCAAGAACTCTTGATGTTCTCTAACATTAGCCAATTCATTGATCATGTCATAATTGATTTCTTCTAGAGCCTGTGTTTCCATTTCTTGGATTTGCTCTGCATATGGATCCGCTTCTGCTTGTTTTGTTACCAATTGTTGTTTTAGATTGGCCACAGTGTTTCTATGATTGATAGCATCTTCTTTACGATCGTAAAACACTTGAGGTGGCCGACCTGGATCACCAATAAAGGCCAGTGCTTCTACATGACTATGTAATTGTTCGTCGTTGGCAAGATACTGTAAGGAAGTTTCTTTCAGAGTGTTGCGCTTTTCTTCCAACACTTGCTCATGTTTGTGATCGTGAATGGCCTGACCGCAGGCATAACACTCATGTTTTTCTAGTTTTTCAATTTCTAATTTTAATTTGTCTAACTGTTTTAACAATTTGACTTGTTCAGTTTCGCAAGCAACTTTCCAACGATTAATTTCTGCGGCTTTTTTGGTTTTTTCATTGTATGCATCTAGTGCATCGTGATTGGCAAGCTCTTGATCAATGGCCAAATCTCCTACAACCTCTAGAGCCTTTTCCAGTTCTACAATTTCATTGGCTCGTTTGGTAGTCCATAGTGTTTGCCTACGTCGTGTGGCTTCAATTTGTTCTTGAATACGTGCATTGGCATCTGTAACTGCCTTGATACGATATTCTTCTTGAGTGATAGCATCTCGAGTGGCCTTAAGTTGTTCTTTAAGCGCATCTGCTTTTTCACTCAACATTGTAATGCCTAGCAACTGTTCAATTATGGCTCGCTGATCGTTAGCTTTGAGTGCAAGGAATGGTTCTGTGTATGTGTTAAGTGCCACAATGTGCTTGAACATGTCGTGACTCATACCCAACATGCGTTCAATTTCTGCTTGTGTCTCTCTCGAATCGCCTTGCGATTCATCAGTGATCTGTTGCTCTTGACCGCCCACATAGAATGCCATAGTATTGGGTTTGCGGCCACGTTCGATCTTGAAGTCAATACCGTCCTTTTCAAACTCAATAGTGACCAGCATGTTCTTACCATTTGTTTTGTTGATAAGATTGTCTTTTTTGATATTGGTTAAAGCGGTACCATACAGAGCATAACTGAGTGCATTGATAATGGTTGTTTTGCCAGTTCCATTTCTGGCTCCTGTGTCGTCCCCACCTAGGTCAAGATTCTGACCCAGTACCAGGGTAAGGTCCTTGCGATCAAACTGTACAGCCTGGGTAGCATTACCCACGCTCATAAAATTTTTAACAGCCAGTGTTCGGATTTTAAACATATTTTATATTATAACAAAATATTTTATTTTATTAAATTAAATTTGCAATTTTTTTTAGATCTTGTTCTTGAAATGTTACCAAATGTTTTAAATTAAAACTAACAGTAGGTAACATTTGTTGTTCTAAATCTAAAAGTTGTTGTTTACTCAGCTTGTTCAGCATTTCTATTTGAGACACAATTCCATCTATACGATCGCCTATATTCTTTTTTGAATCATAACTTTCATCCCACCATTTGTCAAAAGTTTTGAATCCCATAGCCTTTAACAAATCCAAACTACCAGGTGCTCCTAATAACATAAATGGCTTTTGATTTACTATTGCTTTCCATGTTTTTTCTGTTAGATATGGATACGGATATTCGCCTACAGTTTCGGTTATCAAATAAATTAAAACTTGTGAAAAAAAATTGTCCCGGTGCTGAGTAATTACATGCCACCCTTTATCAGATAAAGTTGGATCTGCCCAAGTTTGACCATCAAATCTATGATGATGTCGAATAAGAATATCTCTTTGTTCAGCGGATAATCCGATCAATTGATCATTAAATTTAGTAAATGGAAAAGTCGTTCTATAATATGTATTAGACACTTTTCTCACCAAAATGATATGATATTATTCCTTGATCCAACAATGACTTTTCATTTAAATTACATAGCATAGCCATTCTGTGTTGTCTTTGAATACCGTTTAAACAGCAATACAATTTTTGAAACCGAGAAGGTTTAGGCTCCTCAATGATAATGTTTTCGGGAAAATCGTACCATTGAGAAGTATATATTACTTTGAATGCTTGTGAATTGCTAAAAGTATTGAATTGATTTTGAATCTCTTTTTTTATGCCATAATGATTAGTAAGCATGATTAGAAATTCGTTAGGTATATTTAATTGGTGTAAAATTGATACTAAGTTGTACATGGTAAAGCCGCAAACATTAGACGACACATAATAATCAATATCGTGGTGTAAAATTAAAATACGTTCATCAGGAGCAAAAGTATAGTTTTCGTACTTTGACAATAACTCATGCAATTTTGTTATTTGGTAGTCATAAAAAACTAAATCAATGATTTCCAGTATTTTGTATTTTTTTGTAATGATATCTAAAACTTTTTTTTGCAAAGACATTTTTTTGACAATACTTACTTAATTGCTTTTCCGAACAATATCCAATGTTACACAATGAAATCCTCCGCCTAGAGTACGTTGTTGTCTGCCAGGTAACATAGCACAATCTATTTTATATTTTTCTAATTGTCTTCTAAGATTATGTTGTGTTTGCTCCATAACAACAAGATTTGGATTGATGCTGAATAAATTGATGTTTAGCCACGCACTTGAGCCACAAAATCCTGGATAGTAACCAATGTCTTCGGGATCAGCAGCCCAAATAGCATCCCAACTTTGTAATGGTTTTGGCAGTTGATCTTTGCTTTTTACTCTAGCGGGATTCAACAGCATTAGGCCTTCTCGTAACAAAGCAATAGTGCTATCAATGTGCATAAAACTATATAAACCTTCAATAGGCCAAACTTTCTTGCCTGTACCTACTATTTCTTGTAGGTACGCAGCACCTAATTTATTTCCGCTATTACTGACCAAATAATACAAGTTGTCATTATCTCTCAAAATGTTGGCTGCGTCAAAACAAGGTTCAACATTGGTTAAAGCAAGAGTATTTTTGTCTCTAATACAGTCAGTGTTATATAATTCATCTTTTTTTTCTGCCTGTTTGACTATGTATCTGGCACCTTGTTTTTTTTCCATTTTAAAAAACTGATTCATTGCCATGTATTCATTATGGCGTGATCTCAAAGGTTGAGGAGTTGCTAGTATTAAATCATCATGTACTAAAACGCTGTCTCTTGGACAATAGTTATAATAGGCCGGAGCCACTGAACGATCAACACGCAGTACCTCTACTCCCTGCTGAATTAAAAAATTACAAAATAGATCTAAATCCTCGTTGGCTTCATCAATCACTTGTTGTGGATATGGACCTTGCGGAATTTCATTATCATCTGTTACATGTGCATAATTGACTGTTCGCAAACTTAGATCAAGTGGCGGAATAGTGGCTCCATCGGCTACTCCTACTATCACTTTTTGTAGAGGATCCCATTCGTTTTTACTTAGCATTTTGTTCCTGTTATTTGAATAGCATATCTATCAACCATGCTGAAATTATAAAATGCATGAAGCTCATTTCCTGACCATTCAAACCAATCTCCTGCTATCCAGTTCCCAACAACACGATTTTCAATCTGAAGTATTTGTCCAGGACTAGAATCTTCTAACATCAATATTATTCTAGTAATTTTTTCAGACCCATTTAGTTTAAAAACTGATCGATATTGTTGATATAGATCATAATGTAATGGCAAATACTGTCCGGGAGTGAATAAATTTACAGCCAATGCCAAATTATCTAGTGATTTAAAATGATTGCGTATATAGGTATTATTCACCGATGAAAGTTGATTTTCAAAACAATAGCGCATTTGCATAGATTTTGAATCATGACCGGCCGCCACATACTTATCAATTAACTGTGTATCTTTATGATGATCTAACGTATAATTCAAACTTTTGAATTGATCAATATTCCAGTTTGGATTTAAATGTCCTTGCATGGTTTTAAATTTCAAGCATTTGTGTAAGATCAGGATAATCTAAATAGTTCCAAATTCTTGGCGAAGTGTCGATGGCAGTTGGTAATTTATCTAATCCAAGTTGTGCTGTTTCTGGCGTCATATAATAATGATATCCTATTGAATTAATATGTAGCTTGGTCCACGATTCTCCTCGAACTCTTCCATCATAACTCATTTTTGTAAGGTTGTTGTGTGCGTCTTTGTCATTTAATAGAATCATTCCGCCCCGGCCAAGACTCAAATGTTTTTTATTTTGAAAACTAATACACATAAAGGTGTCCGGAATATAACTGTTTTTACGCCATAATACAGCAGCATCAATTATGCGAGTCTTGGATAGACAATAATAATCCTGCCAAGGTATATCTTGCCAATCCCATGAGATATTTAATTTTTTGAATGTCATTGGAACAGAAAGATATGTACGATTAGGACAACTAGTGTGCTTGACTTCAAAATATCGTAAACATAGTTCAAGTGCGTGTGTGCAACAATCAGTAGCTACCGCATAACGAGCTCCAAAAAAGTCAGCTATTGCATCTTCGAATTTTGTAACAATATCAAACACTAAAGATTCCTATAGATGTCTAACAATAAATTCTTATTGTATTGTTCGCTTTGAATATTTGTGAGTTGATTGGTAACAATGGTATCTACACTTTCAAACATGATGTTTCCGGTAATATCGTAATTGATATCTTCGCTCACTGTTTTTTGCGGTATTAAAGTTATCTCTCTAAGATTGTAAGTATTAACAAATGTTTCTTTGATAAAAGTTGCTTCTTCGTAACTGATATCCACGTCAAGATTGACACGCACATGCATGCCGGGACTCAATAATTTTTCCGTGTTTGTTAATACATCACTTAGTTGATAAACACGATATCTAGGTTGATCAGGCCAAGCATGATATTCAGGTTCTGCTCCCCACTCTAGTATCATCATGCCACGCTCATCGTCGTGATTGTCTGCGTAGTTGTGTGGGAAGCAGTTTCCTATGTAAGTGATATTTTTATGTGTTTGTCGTTTGTGAAAATGTCCGGTAAACACATGTTCAATACCTGTAAAATCTTCACGCTTGACGTCACCGTGATCAGGCATCTGAACCATGGCATTCATGTAAAAGTGCGGCAGTTCAAAATGTCCAAACATGTATTTTGCATTCAGCTTAGGGATCCGCTTATAATCATCACCAACCAACCAAGGAGCAATAACCACGTCGCCACTGTGATACCAATCATTACAAATATGAATGTTAGGTAAGTTCCGTGCCCACGCCACACTTTGGACATCGCGTTTGTCGCGATAATAAAGATCGTGATTGCCAGGAATAAAATAAACAGCTTCAAAATTGTCATTCAAATGCTCCAGGGCCTTGAGGCTATAGTTCAGAGTAACAATGTTAATACTAGCCCTATTGTTGTGCCAATCACCTAAAAAGAAAGCAGTTTCACATCCTTCTTCTTTGGCCTTTTGAGTAAACCATTTTATGAAATTCAAACAATCATCATTGTGTGTTTGACTGTTGCTTTTTAAACCAAAATGTATATCTGTGCAGACTGCTGCTCGTTTGAATAAGTTAGACATCTGTGTAGTTTACACTTTTATAATCGGCGAAGTCAAGTTCAATCGTCGTTGTAATCACCCGAGGGCGAACCACCACCCCACGATCCCATGCCTTGTCTGGTATAACTAGGAGTCAATCCGTTCATCTCAAGGATATCGTCCCGGAGATTTTGATTACGCTTTTCAATATTGAGTACTCGAGTGAAGCTATTAGTGATAGCAGCAGTATAGTAGGCAAAAGGATTTTGACTCTTGCTTTCGTCAAATTGTAGTCCGATCTGTGATAATTGTAGCAGAGCTTGACTACGCATTTCGTCGTTGTATGTATATCCACGCCAGTTTGAACGTGTAGCATAACGTTCGCATAGTTTCATAAACATGTGTGCTAGTGTGCGGGTCATTGTGCCGTGATCTCGATTGAATTGGCCCTTGATCAAATCACCTTGCCAGTGACTTTTTCCCACACAGTAAGGCACGCCTGCCTCATCAATCCGGTAGTGGTGAAACGGCGGAAAATTCACTTTAACGTATTTGCTAGGGGCAACATCGTCGTTTTGATCATCGTATTCTGTAGATAAATCTTCACTATCTTCAATGATCAATTGAGGTTTTGCTTTTTTTGGCTTGGGAGTATCCATTGGTATATGTTCCCAGGTCATTACACGAAACACTATGTCTGTGACTGGAATTTTACTAGGTTTGATAGAAAAATCATCTAGTTTTAGCTTGACTGTACTTGTGCTTTGAGCTTGATCAAATGCCGCTCTAGCCAGTCTTTCTGCTCGCAATTTGCGACCTTCGGCAGTATTTTTTTTGTTAATTTTATCTACACTTGGTAAAATTATATCATAATATGCATCTTCGGGCGAAGCAAAGCTACAATAAGTCATTTTACTTTTGTGTATTTCTTTTAAAATATCACGATTATTAAGATAGTTGTGTTTCATCATTTTCCTTAAAATACGCTGTTAATTTAGCAAATAAATAATAAAAAAGCAAGAGGAATTTAATTATGGCAGTAGTAAATGGTGGCGGCTTTGGTCGTGGTAATTTTGGAAGTGTGGGTACGGTACAGGAAAACATAGCCGAAGCCGCCAAACAATTGGCCAATGGTGGAAGTGGAATTTTTAGTAATTTTTTACCGCAGAACGGTAACCAAATTACTTTGCCTGGCAGTATAGACCCCAAAGACAGTAGAATGCTTAAAGCAGGGTTTTTACCAGGCAGTGTCAAAGCTGACTCACAAGATCCTTCGGTCCAGTTTGGTGCTAGTACCGACTCGGGCAACGATTGGAGAGTGCGTATAAGTGTAAGTCCTTCTAGTAAAATTTTATATTGGGATCCTAATGCATCTGGTAATATGTCTGGTCTAATTGCACCCTTAAAACAAACTGATGGATTTATTTTTCCTTATGTACCGTCTGTTACAGTGTCACACACCGCAAACTATCAAACAGTTGCTCTTACACACAGCAACTATGCTCAATACTTTTATGAATCCAGTGCTGTTTCGGCCATAAACATAAGTGGTGATTTTACTGTACAAAACATAGATGAAGCACGTTATTTCTTGGCAGGTTTATATTTTTTTAGAGCGGCTACAAAAATGTTTTATGGGTCTAGTACCAGTTACCCTGGTAGCCCGCCTCCTATAGTTTATCTTGATGGTTATGGACAACACTATTTACCACATGTGGCCTGTGTAGTTACAAGCTTTAGTCATACCATGCCCAGTGACGTTGATTATTTAGAAGTTAATACTCCACAATCAGTAAGCACAACAGTTGAAAATAGAACTGCACCAGGAGCTTTACTGTCAAATGGAGCTCGCGGTCCTAGTATTACTTTGCCGTCAATAAGCGGAACAAATGCAGGCAATGAAATAATTTCACAAACAATTAACACAGCGTTTAACAGAGTGCCCACTTCCAGCACATTTAGTTTGACTTTACAACCTGTAGTCAGCAGAGCACAAGGACTCTCATGGAGTTTTGATAGATTTGCTCGAGGTGAGCTGATTGTAGGTAAAAATAGCGGACGCACCGGAGGATTCCTATAATGGCTGCACAGTACAGTATAACTAGCCCGTACTATCAAACAAAAACATTTGGTAAATTTTTAGATGTAATGACTCCTCGGCCTTTTACTAAACGTGCCGACGATGTACTGTATGAAATTGATAGTGTTTATGAATTTAGACCCGACTTGCTGGCATCAGATTTGTACGGAACAAGTTCGTTATGGTGGGTGTTTGCACAGCGGAATCCTAATGTATTAGTTGATCCTTTGAGAGACTTTGTGGCAGGCGCAAGAATTTATATACCAAAACTAGATACACTCAAACAAGATTTAGGGGTCTAATCAGTGGCATATCAAGAACAAGTGTCTCAAATTGACAGCAAAATTTCTGCCCTTGAATCACGGAAAGTAGCCGCAGAAAATCTTGGATTTACCAATAATGCTGAGATTCTTCAAAGAGAAATAGATGCACTACAAGAACAAAGAAATCAAACACAAGTACAGTTGTCTGCACAAAATTCTGCTGCTGGACAAACAGCCGATGCAGCAGTGGAAAATCAAAGTGCACCAAATCAAACACCGGCTGCTTTAAGTGCAGAAGAAAAAAACAAACTTGATCAAGCCAAATCTGGACAACTGTCTGCACAAGTACAGCAAAGTCAAGATGCCACCGCGCAATCTAAACAAAATGCTGCCGGCATCAATCAAAATAAATCAGAATCTGACTTCAATGAAGGCACAACTGTAAATCAAAATAACTCAGTGGTTGGTGCAGACGTTTCCGGTAATTCGTCTCTGCGAACGGAAATAAGTGGTACAAGGCCTGAAAATATTCTACACTCATATTCTAGTTACACTTATAGAATAACTTTATTTTTTCTTACTTCAAAAGATTATAATCAGCTGAGTGCCAGCCCAACAACTTTTGTGCCAAAGTACTCTCTTATCAGCAGTGCAGGTGGGTTTAATACAACCATGGGCGATTTGGTCGCACAAGAAACAAGAACAGGAAAAGCAGATTACTCACAAACTACTAGACATCCTGATTTTCAGACTGATTTTTTTATTGACAATTTATCAATAGAAACTGTTGTGGGACTGAATGCAAAAAACAAGGCATCCAATGCCATAGATATTAGTTTTACTATTACTGAACCGTACGGATTGAGTTTGCTTGATAGATTGTTAAGTGCCTGCGAAACATCAGAAGATGCTGCCACCAACTATATGTCGCAACCATATCTATTACAAGTAGATTTGTTATCAAATCCATCTGACAAAGAAATGTCAGGATCGTTATCAAACAATGTTATTGTCTCTAAAAAAATAGCAATAAAGTTGCTGGAAATGAAAATTAAACCCACTGGCAGCGGAACAACCTACGCAGTAAATGCCATTCCGTATAATCATGCAGCGTTTGAAATTACAACTGCTTCTTTGCCAGTACCAATTAATGTTGTTGCAAGCACTGTGGGAGAATTTTTTAGTGGCGAAAACAATGAAGAAACAATAAAACTATTCTCAGATCAAGTCAAAGCCGAAGAAGAAAGAATCGAATCTGAAATCAGTAAAATAACAACGCAAAGACCAGACACGTATTTTTGGGTCAATAGAAAGCCAACCGAAGAACAAATTGCCAATGAAAGGCGTGCATTAAGACAAGGTTACATTTATAGCGTAAAAAATCTAGCAGCGGCCTATAACACCTACATGGAAAGTATAGCCAAACAAAAAAAATTGGCCAAGCATGTGCCTACAAAAATTGCCTTTAACATTCCCAACGACACAATAGCAAAAGCATTGATTGTAAATCAATTTGATAGTTCTACCACAGACGTGGGGATGCAATCTACCAATACAGCAGTGGGAAAACCAGACAGTACTGGTTTTAAAAAGAAACAAAATTTTACATTGAGAGAAGGTACCAGCATCATTGATGTGATTGACATGGTAGTGTCCAAAAGTGAATATATCAAAAGCCAATTAAAAAATCGTGGAACGGAACAAAATCAAACCAATGCTGCCAATGAATCTGATGGGAATAGCACTAGATCACAAACTCAAACTTTACCACAGCAGTTGAACTGGTACAAAATACTTCCAACTGTGGTATTAAACGATTTTGATGCAAGCACCAATACCTACAGCAAAACAGTTTTATATTCGATACTGCCTTATAAGGCAGCTAACACTTATCATCCAAATTTTGTGAAGGTCAATTCTAGTAATGTTAAAGATTTTGTAGTAAGAAAATACAATTATCTTTATACTGGAGAGAATCAAGACATTATAAGGTTAGATATTGATTTTGATACTTCTTTTTACACATTGATTACCACAAAAGGCGAACAAGTTGAGCGTGCGGCCAATCATGCTGACACAGATTTTGAGGATGTAGATAAAAGAAAAGATACATATCAGCAACAAGGAAATGCTACCAACAATCCTCCTGTGGTAAAAGGATTTTCTGCTTCAAACAAACAATCAGTGGCTACATCTAAAGCTACAGATCCTGATGAACAGGTTATAGCAGATTTGAAAACCAGCATTTATACAAGACAGCGCGGCGATGCATTAAACATCAAACTTCAAATATTAGGAGATCCTGCTTTTATTAAACAAGATGATATATTTTATAATCCTGGTAGTCCTGACCAATATGCCGAATTTATATCAAATAGAACCAGTAACAATTCACAAACGCCAATTGGCCAAAACGGTCAGATTCTGTTTGACGCAGAACAAGTGTATGTAGAATTAAATGTGAAAAATGCAGTTGATATTGATGACAGCATAGGAATAGTCAATAAACAGGATATATTAACCAATGGGCGTAGCACCAACGGAACGTTTTCAGGAATTTACAAAGTTTTATCTGTCACTAGTGAATTCAATCGCGGTCAGTTCACTCAAACATTAGATCTAGTTAGAATACCTGATGCACTTGATCCACCGCCAGTACCTGCTGTAAATGCTACAAAAATTACTAGTAATGATAGCACTCCTTCAGAAGACAGTGATGCTTTGGCCAAAAAAGGTATATTTGCTAGACCAAATATACCAATAAATCCACCTTCTCCTGTTGCGCCGCCTGCTGAGCCGCCGCTTGTTGTACCAGATCAATCCAGTGACGTTGGCAATCTGAACACACCGCTCACGTTCAACGAGGCATTTGCTCAGGCAAGAAGAGACTTTGGAAACAAACCTGGCGGCGTATTTGAATGGCGCGGCAAACTTTATCAAACCAATCTTAGAAATGAAGACTTTGTATCAAATCCTGTACCTGTATATCCTGGAGCTAATCAATAATGGCACAAAATAAATCAAGTCAAGGCAGAATTCCAGACTGGGCAGGTACTTCTGGTTACTACAGTTCAATATCAGGTGTCAAATTTGACCCTGGTCCCTTTTTAGGTATAATCAAAAATAATGCTGATCCTGCTAGAGCCGGGCGTCTGGCAGTATGGGTTCCAGCCATTGGCGGTGACGAGTCAGAAGCAGACAAATGGTTCATAGTAAGATATGCCAGTCCGTTTTTTGGAAGCACGCTGGGACTATCCAGTGATGACACAAAAAATTTCAATGTGTCGCAACAGACTTATGGCTTTTGGGCGGTACCACCAGACATTGGTAACCATGTGTTAATTACATTTGTCATGGGCGATCCCAATCAGGGATTTTGGTTTGCTTGCGTACCTAATCTTCCCACTACAGCGATGGTACCGGCAATTTCCAGACCTGATGGCAAAAATATTGGCACCACAAAAATAACTGAAGATCCTATATTTGGTGCAGGTAGAATTTCAAGTGACAGCTATTTGCCCACTTCAGAATTGGTGGCACAAAATCAAAAAAGTGACACAGATCCTAAGTTTTTTGAACTGCCTAGGGTAGTTCATACCTATCAGGCCAACATAGTGCTAGAACAAGGTCTAGACAAAGATCCCATACGCGGTACAGTCACAAGCAGTAGTCAAAGAGAAACTCCCAGTCAAGTGGTTGGTTTGAGTAGCCCAGGTCGCAGCATCCCCGACACAGCCGAATTTCCCAATCTGGAAACTTTGTTAAAAGAAGACGGATTAAAGGTAGCCACGGTTCAACAGTTTCCAAATAGAAAAGGCGGCCATTCGCTTGTGATGGACGATGGCGATATTTTTGGAAACAGTAGGCTAACTAGATTGAGAAGCAGTGGCGGACATCAAATATTAATGCATGATACTGAGAATATCATGTACATCAGCAACAGTCTTGGAACCAGCTGGGTGGAATTGACGCCCGATGGCAGTATCAACATTTTTAGCAACAGCAATGTAAGCATACGTGCGCAACAAGATATAAATTTTCATGCTGACAACAACATAAACATTCACAGTGGCAATGAATTAAAAATTTTTGCAGCCAAGCAGTTTATTAATGAAACACAAAGTTATCAACTTACGGCTGACAAAAATATATCAATGAACGCAGGTAATATTGGACTTAAAAGTGGTACCACACTGTTGATGGAAGCAGTAACAGGCGGATGGAAAACTTCTGGGGACATTGTGTTGAAAGGAAGAAACATTTATCTAAACACATATGATCCCGAGTTACCTCTTACCAATCAACCTTTAGAATTCTACAAACAGGCAAATGTCAGTTACAGTACGGATAAAAAGTTGTGGGAACCATCAGATGAAACATTTGAGAGCTTATCTCCGTATGCGCCAACACATGAACCTTGGACAAGACAATCAGGTCAATTGAAGAAAAATGATGGCACGGTAGTAGAACCATCACCACAAACTCCAGGACCAGCAGCATGAGCAACGTAGGCATAGAACTTGCAACCAATTATGCAGTCTCAAGCCCGGCTTCAAGAGCATTATTGGCAAATGTTAATGCTCCTGTGGGCATAAATCTCAGCCAGTTTCAATCCGGAATACCAACTCTCAGTCGATTTGATATCAAGTGCTTGTTGGTTCAACTAGGAGAACTAGAAAGCAATTCAAATTCAACACTGGTCACAGTTGGCTATCCTCAACAAGGTGTGTTTGTTGGCAATGTTACTGCCGGCCAAACTCAAGTGACCATATCTAATTTAGATAATACCAAGATCAAAATTGGAACAGTGGCAAATTTAACTGTGAGTAGTGATGGTAGTTTCGGCAATAACACGTTGATAGTAGGCAAATCTGTTGGTGGTAATATAGTGGCTGGTAATTTTGTTGTTGGATGTACATATACTGTAACCAGCATTGGCAACACAGACTTTGGGACAGTTGGAGGTCAAAATATAATTGGTAATGTGTTTATTGCTAACACATCAGGAACTGGCACAGGTACTGCTAGTACTAGCAACAATCAAATTATTTTAGCCAGTAATAACACAGTTACAGGTACTGTGAGGTTTTTTGTTAATCCGTTAAAACTTGGCAAGTATCAAGTTTCACAAACGCTTCTAATCAATGCTGGTTATTTACAGGCCAATGGTGCATGGTCAGGCAAGGATGGTATAGATAGTAACGAAATATTTTTGTCAGCCGCTTATATTCAAGATTTAATAGTTAAAAATTACATTGAAGAAAAATACATAGAACTGATAAGAACCAAAGCCATACGAGCAGGAGACACTAGAGACGTAGTTGCTGGAATGTTGGCACTGGCGTACCAATATCAAGATTTTGGCAATCCAGACCTGGCACAAAACGTTCTTAACACCGATGGTACAGTAAATGTTGAAAACTATTCGGTTGGTCATAGAGCTAATGTATGGAGAAACACAGGACAAACTGTAGATAGTCAAGGTCGTCCGGGACATATCTATTTTAATGCAGGTAGATATGCTGTAACTACACTTGGTGCAGATGTAATAGGTGGAGACACACCAGGCGAAGTTACAGCACCAATACCACAAGTTTTAACACCACCAATCACGCCTAGCGTTGTAATTAGCACCAGCATTGATGCTTCGGTTGTAGGTAATCTTACTGTTGGTGGTAATATTATTGCTAGTGGAAACATCCTAACCACTGGAAACATCCTAACCACTGGAAACATCCTAACCACTGGTAATATCACTGCTTCTACCGGCAACTTAATTATTAACGGAAACATCATTCCGGGTTCAAATGTAATTTACAATTTAGGAAATACAACCAATCGTTTCAAAGATTTGTGGTTGTCAGGTACGTCAATTTATTTAGGCAACTCTAACATCAGTAGAGTTGGATCAAATATTACTCTCTCTAGTGCAGAAGGAGATAGGGCCAATTTATTACTTGGTAACGTATTTTCTAATATAACTTACATTAGCGAAGGACTACGCTGGTCAGGGAACGGAGCATCCTTTAGTGAAGGAACTTCTACCGCTATAGTTTATGCATACAATATGTTTTATGGAGGTTTTTAAATGTCAGCACCAAATGTTTTAAATATTAAGACAGTGTTAAGCAAACGTAATTATTTGAACTTAACCACAACTCTTACTAATGTCATAGTAAATTCGAGCACATCAGGAAATCTAATTAAAGTGAGCGAACTTTCTATTTCAAATACCACAGCCAGTGCCATTACTACAAACGTGACCGTTGGACGTAGCACAACTATAAGTTATCTAGCGGGTAACATGTCTATTCCGGCTAATTCAACTCTAACTTTAGTTGCTAGAGATAATGCTTTTTATATGGAAGAAGGAGATTATCTTGGTGCTAATACAACGTCAGCTGGGGCTAGTTCGCTATTTGGAACATGGCTTTCGTGTTCGTTTGAAGTCACTTCAATGAACGCATTTTTAGGTTATTAATCAAATGCGATCTAGAGCTAATTTTGGAATAATAGGTCAGCAAAGACCGCTTTATACTGGAGTTGGTGGTTTAGTATCCCCTTCGGATTTATTTTTATCAAGCGGACAAGTGCCAATTGAAATTTTTTGTTGGGGAGGCGGAGGTGGAGGTGGCACAGTGGGCGGATGGACTTTTGGAGCCCCGGGCGGTGGCGGGGGTGCTGCCTATGGAATATATGCTTTGACCGCACCAATTTCTTTTACAATAATGGTAGGCGGAGGCGGAGCAGTCAATACCACAGTCGGAGCAGCCGGAGGTGGTGGAGCCAGCTCCAACGGAAACGACAACCAATATGGATCCGGAGGGGGTGGATTAAGCGGCGTTTTTTTCAGTAGTGTTGGATATAGTCAAGCCGGCGCTTTACTGATTGCTGGTGGCGGCGGTGGTGGTGGATCAAGTCGTGCAGGCACAGGAAATCAAGGTGGTGGCGGTGGCGGCACCAACGGAGAAAATGGTTACAGTCCATATGACGGTAAGACAGCATTTGGCGGCGGAGGCGGAACACAGTCTGCAGGTGGCACTGCAACAGGAGGAAATCCTGGAACAGCATTGCAGGGCGGCACACCTGGCTTAAGCAGTTATGGAGGCGGAGGCGGTGGCGGTTATTGGGGCGGTGCCGGTGGTGGATATTCAGAATCTAATACAATGGGTGGTGGAGGTGGCGGGTCTGGATTTGGTAGAACCGCATCACTTTTGACCTTTTTATTAACTGTTGGAAGTGCAACCACTCCTGGAGATAATGGAAATAGTTTGAGAGGCAGCTATGGAAATGCTGGAGCAGTTGCTAGCGCAGGCACGCAAGGAGTTGTAATTATAAGATATCCTGGCTCACCGCGTAGTAGCAGCGGAACTATTACTCAGTCAAACAATTTAACAACTCACACTTTTACCACTGTGGGAATTAATAGTATGATTCTTGCATTTTAATCAGCAAGAAATCCAAATAAATACAGATATGGCCATTAATAGATACCGTGGTTTTAGCACTATAAATCAATACAAAAAATTCAGATTAACTGATTTGGAATTGATAAAACGTGATTTACTCAATACTTTTTCTATCAGAAAAGGTGAAAAACTTATGAATCCAAATTTTGGCAGCATAATTTGGAACGTGTTATTCGAACCTTTAACAGCAGATGTCAAAGCACTTGTAGTTGCTGATATTCAGCGTGTGGTCAGCTATGATCCTAGATTGAGAGTGGACAATGTGCTGGTTGATCAATTTGAATACGGCTTACAAATTCAAATTGAACTTACTTTTCTACCCGACAATCTCAGTGATGTACTAGCAATACAGTTTGATCGCGATAGTAACAGTTTAGCAGCCACATAAAAGTACCATATAAATTTCCAGATAAATATTAAACAATAGGTATCAACAATGGCAATCACTACAAGGCAAACAAGTTTATTAGTTCAACAAGATTGGACTAAAATTTATCAAACTTTCAGAGAAGCAGATTTTCAAAGTTTTGACTACGAAACTTTGCGAAAATCCATGATCGAGTATCTGCGTACTTACTACCCAGAAGATTTCAACGATTTCACTGACAGTTCCGAATACATTGCCCTGATTGATTTGATTGCGTTTTTGGGTCAAAGTCTGGCATTTAGAACCGATCTTAATGCTAGAGAAAATTTTATTGATACTGCAGAACGTAGAGACAGCATTTTAAAACTGGCAAGATTGGTAAGTTATAACCCAAAACGCAGCATTCCAGCATCAGGATTTTTAAAATTTGATAGTGTAAGCACAACAGAAACAATATTTGATACCACTGGTATCAATTTAAGCAACACAATTGTGAATTGGAACGATAGTGCAAATGAAAATTGGTTAGAACAATTCACAACAATTCTCAACTTGGCCTTGGTGCCATCGCAAGCGATAGGCAAGCCAGCATCATCAAAAACCTTGAACAATGTCAAAGTTGATGAATATACAGTATCTACACTGTCTGGTTTAATACCAACATATCCATTCACGGCAGCTGTATCTGGTGTAAATTATCCATTTGAAATTGTAAGCGCAACCAGTGTAAATCAAGAGTATATCTACGAAGCTGCACCTATTCCTGGTGGCAATTTTAATATTTTATATAAAAATGATAATCAAGGAAATGCCAGCAATAACACAGGTTTCTTTTTCTTTTTTAAACAAGGAAGCTTGAACAATCTTGATTTTGTTATTACAGAAAATTTACCAAATAGAATCGTCAATATTAACTTTGACAACATCAACAACACAGATGTGTGGTTGTATAGTCTTGCCTCTAACGGATTCTTGGACACAATTTGGACACAGGTTCCGGCGGTCAATGGAACCAACGTAATTTACAACAACACTGCCGAGAGAAATCTTTATAGTGTTGCATCAAGAGCAAATGATCAAATTGATTTAGTTTTTGGCGACGGAAGTTTTACCAATTCGCCAGTGGGTAATTTTAGAGTTTATTATAGAACTGGAAATAACTTAACATACAAGATTACTCCTGATGAAATGTCTGGAGTAACTATCACTATTCCTTACAGAGGCCGAACTGGTAGAGCAGAAACTTTGACTGTCAGAGTCAGCCTACAATATACCGTATCTAACGCAATATCAAGAGAATCTCTAGACAGCATTAGAACAAACGCTCCTCAGCAGTATTATACGCAGAATCGTATGGTAACTGGAGAGGATTATAATATATTACCATTCACTACATTCAGCAATATCCTAAAGCTCAAAGCTGTTAACAGAACAAGTTCTGGAACAAGTAGATATCTTGATGTGATTGACACTACAGGAAAATATTCAAGCACAAATATTTTTGCAGAGGATGGCATAATTTACAAAGACACATCATATGCAGAAACAGAATATTTTCAATTTACCAGCAGTATTGAAGTCAATGCAATTGTTAGAAATGTTTTAAAGCCTCTTATCAGCAGCAAAACCAGTAGTCACCTTTATTATGATACTGCCACTAGATCCAGTCCAATTGGAGCTACTATAAATGCCACCAGCATGGTAGCAGGAAACAGTTATAAAATTGTATCAACCGGAACCACTCTATTTACAACAGTGGGTGCAACTAGCAATGCGGTAGGAACATTGTTCCAGGCAACAGCAGCGGGAACTGGCACCGGAACAGTTGCAATTATGCCAAGTTGGACACAAACACAAGTGGCCAGTGGGCGCAGCTTGGGAACATTCTCTAGTCCTTCCTATACATTTCTTGTGCAAGGCAGTCTAATAAAGTTTGTGCCACCCACTGGCAAGTACTTTGATGCTCAAAATCAAATACAGACTGGAACTCCTACCACGGAATATCAACGCACTGAATTATGGGCCAGCGTTATAAATTATGACACACCGGGTCCTGCAGAAACAGCCACATTGAGTGTGGTGGTTCCCACTGGGGCTATTATAAGTCAAATTGTTCCTGTGTTTGCCAACGACTGGTCAGAATCTTTAATAGCAGATATCGTGGCGCAAATATTAAGTTTTAAAACCTTTGGCCTACGTTATGATGTACCATCAATGTCATGGAAAATTATTGAAAGTCAGAATTTAGGCACAGGAGATTTCAGTTTGACCAATGCTGGTAGTACAGCAGGAACAGCATTAGACAACAGTTGGTTTTTAAATCTTTCATATTTAAACGGGCAATATACCGCAGTCAG